GATTGTGGCAGAATATACTGCAAGGCCAGTATTGGCTGAGGAGTTTTATGAAATTTGCCTCAGACTTACTATGTACTACAACGCGGAAGCAAATTACGAGAGCAATTTAAAAGGACTGTTTACTTACTTTTCTAATCATAATGCATTACATTTGCTGTCAGATACACCTGAGATCTTAAAAGACATGTATATAGCCAAAACTATTCTACATGGAAATAGAGCTAAAGGAACTAGAACTACTAAGGAAGTAATTAAGTTAGGTAAAACACTTCAACGTCAATGGATGATGTCTCAGTATGAGGTTGAGTTATACGATGAAGAGGATGGAGAAGTTCAGACTACGTTTATACAGAACTTAAGAAGAATTAGAAGTATTGGTTACATTAAAGAATGTATCGCATGGAACGCAGATATAAATGCGGATAGAGTTTCTGCCATGGACATGGTAATGATTCTAAGAGAAGACAGAGCTAAGATGGTAGACAAGTATGAGGAAAAGTCTAATAATCACATCAATGCAATGACTGGAGATGAGTTCTTGGATGCAAATTGGGCCAAAGCCTTAGGCACAATGGAGAATCAAAATAACCCGTGGTCTTAAAAAGCCATAAGTTTCAATGAACTAAATAGTTATAAAAGTATAATTTCGTAAATTAAATAAAAAAATATGTCATTAAATAATTTCCCTAAACAAAAACTTCCGTTCAATAAGAAGGATAAGAAGTGGAGAAAGGCTCATCTTGATTTTGCAGACAACAACAGCTTCATTAACAGTGGGCGTATCAGAGCAAAATTAAGATCAAAGCGAATCAACTTAAATCTTTACAATGGAATTCTAGATCCTTCAGATATGAAGCTGATTCTTAACCCTGGCGACATCGAGAAAATGTTTGTTCCGGATAAAATTCAGCATTATCCTATTGTGACTCCTAGAATCAATGTACTTATTGGTGAAGAAAAGAGACGTAAGTTTGACTGGTCAGTTAACTTAACTAATCCAAACACAGTCTCTATGATTTCTCAAGACAAGAAAAAACTTGTACAAGAGAAACTGAATGAATACTTAGAATCTACTAGACCTGAAGAGGAATTAGAGAAAGATATGAAGGCATTCAGTGATTACATTAACTATGACTACCAAGACGTCAGAGAGAAGAGAGTAAACATGTACATGAGATATCACATCGAATCTCTTGACATGAAGGTTAAATTCCAACAAGGATTTAAAGATGCTCTTATCATGGGAGAAGAAATCTACATGACTGACATCGTGAATGGCCAAGTTACTTTTGAGAAGTTGAATCCACTTAACGTACATACATTAAGATCTGGAACTTCGAACAAAATTGAAGACGCCGACATCATTGTAATAGATGACTACTGGTCCCCTGGTAAAGTTCAAGATCATTTCTATGAAGATTTAAAATCCAAAGAAATTGATTTGCTTGACGAGGAAAGTACTGGAGGTTCTGGAAAAGATTCTGATGGTGAATCATACGCATTTGATGATGCCTCTAACTATGAAGTTATGCAAAGAGAAACAGTTAATTCATTTCTTGATATGACTGGAGTTTGGTCAAGCGCTTCTAAGAATACTTATTCAGACGGACATGGAAACATTAGAGTCTTGAGAATGTTCTGGAAGTCTAAGAAAGAGATACTTAAGGTAACTTATTTCGATGACATGGGTAAAGAGCAAATTAAATTCAGAAGTCCTGACTATATTCTTGACAAAGAAAGAGGTGAGACTTCAGAAAGATTCTGGGTTAATGAATGGTGGAAAGGTGTTAAAGTAGGTAAGAATATCTACTTACAAATCAAACCTAAAGAGATTCAGTACAATAAAATCAATCAGCCTTCATACAACTCATCAGGAATTGTTGGGCAAGTTTACAATACGAATGAGCAAGGAGCTGTTTCATTAGTAGAAAGATCTAAACCATTTCAATACTTATATGACATATCTTGGTACAGAGTAAACGAAGCCTTATCTAAATACTTGGGATCTATCGTGGAACTAGATTTAGCTAAGATACCTGAAGGATGGAATGTAACTAAATGGTTATACTTCGCACGTAAGTCCGGGATAGCTGTAGTGGATTCATTTAAAGAGGGTAATAGAGGTATGGCTAAAGGAAAATTAGCAGGTGCCGTAGGTAATACAACAGGAAGAGTCTTAGAACAAAAAGTTGGAGACTTCATTCAAACTCACATTCAAATGATGGAGTTTGCTAAAGCTCAAATGGACGAGATAATTGGGGTGTCTAGACAACGTATGGGCCAGGTAGACAATAGAGAAACTGTAGGAGGTGTAGAAAGATCTGTATCACAATCTAATCATATTACAGAAGAATTATTCACGCTGCATGATTACTGCAAGAAAAGATGTTTCCAAATACTTCTAGAGACGATCAAGATTGCAGCAAAAGGTAATCAGGTTAAGTTTGCATACATTGCTGACGATATGACCAGAAAGCTTATGGAAATAGACGGAGACGAGTTTGCTGAAGAAGAGTATGGATTGCAAGTGTCGAATGAAGATGCAATCAATGAGATGCAACAGAAACTTGACGGTATGGTTCAAATGGGTTTACAAAACCAAATGCTTTCATTCTCTACTGCAATGAAGATATACAATTCTCCTTCAATAAGAGAAGTGCAACGAATGATTGAGAAAGCTGAGAATGACAAGAATGAGTCAATGCAGAAACAATCTGAGGAGCAACGTAAAATGCAAGAGATGCAGATTCAATCTAACGAACAATTGGCTGCCACTAATCAAGAAATGTTGGTAGAACAATTCAACAGAACTGATGAAACTAAACGCTATATAGCTGAGCTTCAAGCAGAAACTGATAGATTGAAGATAGAGCAATCCGGTCAAGACTTAGTTCAAACTGAAGATGATTCAAATGACGATTTAGAGTATTCTAAATTCCAAGAAGAAATGTCTTTAAAACATGGGCAAGCTAATAACGATATGACAAAGCATAGAGATATGATGGCTCATAAAGCTAAAGAGCTAGAAGTTAAAAAGAAACAAGCTAATAAACCAGCTTCAAGTAAATAAATTAAATTTTTACTTGCTAATGCGAAAACAATGTAATAGATTTGCAATTCAATCTTTAACAAATAAAAAAGGAGAATCATGGAAGAAAAAACACCATTTGAAAAAGCAATCATTACATTGTTGGAAGCAGTAGAAGTAGGTAGATCTAAAGGAGCTTACTCTTTTAAAGAGTGTGCAATTATCGGAGGAGCTATTGAGTTCTTCACAACTAAGCCAGAAGAAAAACCTGAAGAGGTTAAACCTGAAGGACCAGCACTACAAGCAGAAGTGATCAAATAAGATCAGTAAATAATATAAACCACCTCGATATGAGGTGGTTTTTTTATGCCTAATAATTAATGCTGATTAGCTATAAGCAATTTCAAGAAAAGATATTAATGAAGGTTAATTTTACTTTGCATATTCTCAACGTATTTAGAGAATATTGAGAATATTAAAATAAAATTAACGTTTTAACATAAAATTATGAAATTAACGCAAAACCAGTATTTTGGACTTGAGTCAGAGATACCTTCAGGGTTGAAAGAAGGTAGTGTTTTTTTTGCTATAGATAGATTAGCTGTTTATCTTTACGACGGAGGAACTAGTCCCACTAAAGTAATTAGCAACTATATTACTTTAGACATAGAAAAAGCAGTAAGAATGACGTTGACTCCTTATAAATTAGTAACGTATCTGCCTATAAATACACCATACACAAGTCCTACCTTAACAGCAGATGTGCCCACTAGAATACTTATACCAACAACCGTGAAAAGTTTAAATAAATTTGGAATAGTAAACATAGGAGGAGGAGTGTTAGCGTATCAGTTTCAAGGAGACTACCCAGCAGTTTTTTCACTGTCTTTAAACACAGGAATATTATCTAGCACAAATAATACAATACTAACGATAGAACTTTACAAGAATAGTATTGTTGAGCCAGGAGTAAGCTCAATAAGAAAAATATCTAATGCCGATGTAGGAAATATGAGCATAACAGGCGAGATTCAACTATTTCCTTTAGACACTATATCTATATACGCAACATCAAGCTTGTCTTCTTCTATTACTTTTTCAAGAACATCAATACAAGTAGTAGAAAGAAATTAACTTTAACTTAACTTTTAGCAATAAACAAATAATAAATAACGTAACGCAAGTAGTACTTTTGCGTACCACGTTCCAAAAATAAAGAGAAACAATATGAAATCATTAACCTTATTTTTCAGTGAACTAACAATTGTAAAAAAGATTTTACTAGTATTAACTCCAATACTTACAGTTATGTTAAATTCACAAAGCGCTATAATTGGATTAGCGTTATTAATCTTGCTTGATTTATTATCAGGCATAAGAAAAGACTTCCACTTAAAAGGAATAACCGCCTATGTTTGGCAAAAAAGATTCTGGAAAGGAGTTAAAAGTTACGGGATCAGAGAGACCTGGAAAAAAACCTATGAATATGGAATAGGTATTATCGTATGTTCGGTATTC